TCTTTTATTGCGAATGATCTGTCAAAGACTGATCTTGGTACGTTTGCACTTGGTACCTTTGCGAATGAGTGTTGGGAATTTCTGTTTCCCAGTGAGTTTAAACGGTTAGTATCCATTTACATGCTCCTATAGTTTTAAGTGTTGTTGTAATTGTTTGAATTTACTATTCAGTATCGTGAGTTTAACTTTTGCTTTTGTTATTGGTGGTGTGTATTCACCATTGTTCCAACGTGACATTCTGTCCATAACACTCGTTAGATATTCTATCTCCTCCTTTCTTGCTTTTGTTTCAGCTTTTTTTATCGAGTGTTCACGTACTGTTGTAATGTATTTTTCATACTCATGTTCTTTGTTCTTTTTTAACCAGTCAACATAGTACCTAGGAATTGACGCTTTTTCGCCATTAGGCAGCACTACGTATCCGTGAGTGAATGTGTGTTTCCAGTGTTTTTCTATCCATTTTTTTCCAATAGCGTGTTTTGAACTGGTTTTATGAATAGGGTGGTAATCGTGTTCCTCGTCTTTACCATGTATTAGTTTTTTTGCGGCGTATCGTGCAACATATGAAGCAGAGTCCATAGTGACTGTACCGAATTCAATAGATCCTTTACCCCATAATTTTTGTAGTGTTTCCGAAGTAAATACCAAATCTCCGGTCTTAGACTGATACTTAAGCTTAGCGTCGTTAGGATGATAATTAAATAATATAGCGTGCCAATGCTGTCTCTTAGTTTGTTCACCGTATTCTCCTGTAACCATATAACCTATATGTAATTTGTCTTTGAGTTCTTTATCTGTGACGTTTCTTGTCACTTTTTCTCGTAACCTTTTCATGAATAATTGGAAATCTAAATAATTGAGCTTGTTATCGCCGATATGAGCGTCGTCGTATGTAAGGGTAAGGAATATGTTGTCTTCATGCATTTTCGCCTCGTGTGTGGCTCGTATGGCCTTCTCACGGGCTATATTTAGTCTACATGGAAGGCATTTTCTGCATGGGAACTCCCAAGGGACTAGCCCTGGGATTGCTTTTTTGATATTATATACTAAGTCTCCATCAGAATTCTGACTTGCTTTTATGGGTCGTATACATTTCATGTGTGCGGCCTTTTTTTTATAATCTTATTCCGCCACGCATCGTGTGGTTTGAAAGATTGTTCATTTTTTGAACACCAGTGTTCTTTTTGAATACCTTTCTGGAAGCTTTTCGCCCCATTTTTCGTCTGCGCATATAATCTCCTTTTTGTTTGTTGCTAACAGGATATCTGTTAGCACGGCTACTTACAACAAGGAGGAAGTAGCCGCGTTATGGATTTTTTCGGTTAATTTTCTTCAGCTGAAGAGTCTTTTTCCTTTTTGACGCATGCAATCGCTTTTAAGATATGCTGCGGTGTATCTAAGGGTTTCATTGTTCCTTCATTGTCGTTGTATTCACCAACGTAATAAAGATCGAAGTCTTCTGGATATTGCCACATCATTGATTGTTTTTCTGAACATGTTGTTCTGAATGATCGTTCTGCTTCTCCATGTGTTACTTGATAGAATGGTTTGTGAAAGATACCTGCTTTCGCGTCTCTTATAGAATACATTTTTAAAATCATGTTAATCTCCTTTGTTTTATGATTTTCACTAGTTTGAACATTACTCGATAATTGTCAAATGACCTCCCTCCTTTTTTAAAGGAGGCCATTATGCCAAGATACTCAGACAAAGATATTAAGAAGAAAGTGAAATACTATAAGAACGTATTAGAATATTTAGCTTACGCTACTAGTACGACTGAAAGAAAGTATAAGTATTTTAAGACGATGTACAATAATCGTCTTAATGAAGTTGTTAAATCTAAAGATGATTTAACAAGTGATGAGTAGGCATCCCTGCCTACAAGGTTCCACCTAAAGGTGCAATTGGGCTCCCATTCGGGGGCCCTTTTTTTTAATTCTTGGCTTTCGCCAGGGTGACGAGAGTGCCACTGGCACTCTTTCGTCACGCGCTCAGACGTCGCTGTTGTCTTGTTTGAATACACCCGTATTCAAAATAATGATTTCGCACACGTGTTAATCACGCGCGCGTATTTATATTTATAATAAGTAATAATAATTTTTGGTTAAGATAGAAATTATTGTGAGTTTTTAGAATTAAAAAACCCCCAATTAAGGGGGTTAAACATATTATGTTTTCTTGATTGGTTTTTTGACGAAGTCAAATAGTAAAGAGATAATGAAATCAATTACTCTTTTGATTGTCTCCAGTGTCTTTCTTGTCAAGTGATACCTCCGCTTTTACATCGGCTTTTGGTGATGGTGAGAGTGGTGCCTCAACCCATTCCATTAAGCCTAGCTCTATGGCTTCTTCTTTGTTTTTGGGGTCCTTGATCCAGTCTAACATCTGGGATACGTCGTTACCATGCTTTGCTCTTAATTGAGACGGTAGTTGCATAAATGCGTATTCTGCTTCCTTAACTGTGCTCATCGCTGTGTGAAAATCTGGGACAGCAGAGATATCTGCGAATTTTCCGGCCATTTTAGCGACGTGTGTGACTTGCCCAGTTTTAAGGAATTTCTTAATAATCGTATTTGTATCGCAGTCAGCTTTGTAGCTTTGGTCTGTTTTACTTGGTTCTTTGTTTTCTGTGTAAACTCTTTTTGAGCCATCTTCTCTTACCTCTATTTTTTTCATTATAATCTCCTATGGTTTTCTAAAAAACTTTTTATCAAGGTCTTGTTTAATTTTATTACCTTTTTTATAAGCTTCATGAATATTTTTGTTAATTTGTTCAATTGGTTTTTTCATAGTGTTAGTTTGTAGAGCATTTGTAGTAAGTGCTTCATTAAGTTTACGTTGAGATTGTTGATTTGCAGCTTCTGCTTGTATCTTTTTCTCAGTTTGTCCCATGTTAGCAAGTTCTTGTTTTGCTCTTTTTGCAGCAATAATTTTCATTGTTGCGTCTTTAACACTTGATCCTAGTCCTTCTAATTCATTTTCCATTGTCGGCATTACTGCTTGTGCTGATGCTCCTGCTGGTGATGAACCGCCTGGTGTACTAGCTCCTCCTGGCATTGCTAGAAGCGGGTTTAATCCCGCCGCTTCTAAATCTTTAACTTGTCTTTGAAATGCAGTGTTTGACATATTCATTTGGAATCCTCTGTCATCAGCTGCCATAAATTTTGAAAAGTCTCTTTGTTTTTGAGCCTCTTTAGCGTTAGCTATATTCGTTTGATCAGCAATCCATCTTTGGGTTCTATTTCTAGAACTTGAACCGATTGAGGAAATGGCTCCTCCTAATAAAGAGGAACCACCCATAATTGCTGCACTCCATGGATCGAATGCCATTAGAACCTACCTAATGTTGCTGGTACGCCATATGTGAGCATTGGTCTTGCGTGTTTGTACTGGAACCATGCATCGTATAATAGATGTGGATATGATCCTGCAACCGCTAATGCTCTTTCAATTGGTGTATTTGATTCGATAAATGTTTGGTTAAGAGCTGGTAGTGAACTAAATTCTTCAGCCATGTGCCATACATCTAAGGAACTAGTATAAGTACTTCTAAACTGTCCTTTAATTTGTGAAGGCTTGTATCTGTATTCAGCGTAACGTTCTTGGTATCCGAACACCTCATCATCATCGGGTGTGCCATCAGCATCAGTATCAACAGTAGAGCCTTGCGCATATATTTCCTTGTTGAGTACGGCTTGTTCGCCTAGTTCTTGTAATTTTGGCCAGAAGAAATCGTAACGTGTACTTCTTGACCACATTTTCTCAATTCCTTGTTGGTAAGTAAGATCTGCTCTTGCTTGTACTAACCCAAGAATATAGCCGTGTTCTGTGAAGGATTTTGAGAACCCAATTCTACCATCAGCACTTGCTGTTGAGAACGCAGCGAGGTTAGCTTGAGCTGTGGTCCCTGTTTCGGACGTTTGAGGGATGGGGTGTTGATTAATACGAGTACTTCCGCCGGAAAGAAATTCAGGCCTTTGTAAACGGAAATCTGGGGATACGACGTTGAAGTGAGCTTTAATAATTTCAACATATCTTGTTCCACCTCTGGCATCTAATTCTAGTAAGCTTTGAACCATTACGGCTTGTCTAAGTAAATTAATTGTAGCCGCTGTGGCGTTTGTTAAATCAGCAATAAGCGAACCTGAAGGATCTAGCATTAGGTCATTACCTGATGCTGTATCTTCTAAACGGCCGTTGGCATCTGTACCAATGTTGATAGAAGCAGCCAAGTTACCTGTGGAGCTATAACGTACTTCAGCGAAATCAATTGCGCCTGAAACTGGGTCTCTTTGTATTGGTGCACTTGTTCCAAGAGGTAATTCAACGGCATCACCTTTTTGTGGCCAAGGTAAGCAACTAGTAAAGTAATCATGTCTTTTTCCTCTTTTGAGTAAAGCATAATCTGTAACTGCATCTGGTCCGTCATCTGTGTTGATTGTTACTGAATCTATTAAGTTTTGGTCTCTGAACCATTCATTGTAAATAAGGTTATAAGCACGTAAAGGAAGAGCGTTAATGGTAATATCGTCAACTTCTGTAGGTAATCCGAGCTTATCATAAATGCTACCAACAGCGAAACCTGTACCAGTATTAACAGTGATAGTAGGTACTGTATAATCAGTTGAATCGCCTGGGTTATCTTGTGCTCCATTAAATTTCTCCCAATTTGACCAAAGTAAACGTGATGGAACGAAGAAGAAGAAATAGTCAATGTACATATTATCAAGTACTGGCACTGTTTGTGTAGCTAATCTAGCAAATGATTTCACATTGAGATTTACAGTGTCTCCTGGGAGTACTTCATCAACCATAATTGGTACTATATAATCGAAATCGAATGTATCTTTTATTGCGAATGATCTGTCAAAGACTGATCTTGGTACGTTTGCACTTGGTACCTTTGCGAATGAGTGTTGGGAATTTCTGTTTCCCAGTGAGTTTAAACGGTTAGTATCCATTTACATGCTCC